CATCCGCCGTGAACTGTTGACGAACCCCGGCCTGCAGATTGCGATTACGCCGACGCTTGACACGAACTGCCCTACTGATTTGCAGCGCCGCCGTGTGCTGGTCGGTTATCAGGAAATCACGCGCTGGACGTCGATGGCGCGCAACCTGATCAACGAAGGCCGAGTCGCGCACACCGGAGAGACAATGCTGGCCGAGGACGTCGGTCGCGCGGTCGCCGTGCGCACGCCTGGCAGCATCGCGTTGAGCTCGACCAAATCCTCCGGCCCGATTGAGCTGGCGCGCTGCCTGGTCTGGTGCATTGGCATGTCAAGCAAGCCTCGGCCGATGGTGAACCGACCAGTCATTGCATCCAGCGCTTAGACTGACAGCCACGATGGCTGTCTTCTCGTTCAAACGCGCAGTTCCCAACAAACCGAACGCCGACATTGGCGCCGCCGGCGCCGCAGGTGATCCATACGTCGGCAACTTCATGACTTACACGGCCGACTTTACACGTCAGCAGGCCATGCAAATCCCTACCGTCAGCCGGGCACGTGATCTCATTTGCTCGCTAATTGGCTGCCTTGAGCTGCACCAATACGCCAAACAATGGGTCAACGACGACTACGAAGACGTTGATTTGCCAGACGACGTATGGTTCCATCAACCCGATCCAAACGTCACACGCTCGTTCCTGCTGTCGTGGACTACCGATGACCTGATTTTTTACGGTCGCGCATTCTGGATCGTCACCAGCCGGCTAGGAAATGGCTTCCCCAACAGCTTTACGTGGATTCCAGCCAGCAACGTGCAGACACGCGATCAAGCCGGGCCGCTGTGGTACGGCCCCAGCAAAGAGATTTACTTCAACGGCTTCAAACTTGACCCGAACGACGTCGTTCAATTCATCAGCCCCATCCAGGGCCTGCTCAGCGCCGGCGCTCGAGCAATCCGCACCAACATCAACCTGGACACCAGCGCCGAACGTTTTGCGCGCAACCAGACGCCAGCCGGTGTGCTCAAGCAAACAGAAGGCGAGCCGTTGAGCGGCGAAGAGCTGTCAGAAATGGCGGCCGCATTCGCAAGCGCACGCAACAACAACGCCATCGCCGCACTCAACCAGTACGTCGATTGGAAAGAGTCGTACATGGATCCAAGCAAACTGCAGCTCACCGAAGCGCGCACCTATCAGGCGCTTGAAATGGCGCGCGTCGCCAACATTCCGCCGTACATGGTCGGCGCACCGACCGGTGGAGGGATGACGTACCAAAACAGTCAGCAAGCTCGACAAGACTTGTATTTGTTCGGGGCAAAGCCATACGCCGAATGCATCAGCCAGACGCTGTCAATGAACAACGTGACGCCGCGCGGCAGGTACGTGTATCTTGACATTGAGAAATACTTGGAGGAATACGAGAACGCTCCCGAGTCGGAAAACGCTGCACCGACTCGGGAGCTACCTGAAGAAAGCGAGACCGACTCATGATCAGACTCACCGCCAACGAAACGTTTGTCATCGCCGAAGAAGGCGACAATCCGCGCACCATCTCCGGAGTCGCCGTGCCCTGGGGAGTCGAAGCCACCGTCAGCGACGGCACACGCGTCAAGTTCGAGCGCGGCAGCCTGCCAGTGACCGGCAAGAAGCCCAAACTGCTGCAATACCACGACTCAACCCAGCCGGTCGGCGTCGTCACGGCACGCCTCGACACCGACAAAGGCATGCTTTTTACGGCCAAATTGAGCAACACCAGCGACGGAAACGACATGCTTGAGCTGGTCAGAGACGAAGCCATTGACTCCGTGTCGGTCGGCGTCAATGTGATCGACGCCAGCTACGACGACCGCGGCACGATGGTCATTTCGCGCGCCGATTGGGTAGAGTTGTCGCTCGTGACCGTACCTGCCTTCAAAGGTGCTACGATTACAGATGTTGCAGCGGCCGAACAACCAAAAGAGGAGACACCACAAATGTCTGACAAGGTCGAAGCAACCGCAGTAGAGGCCGCCGCCCCGGCGCCGGCACCGCAGCTCATTTGGGCTGAAGCCAAGAAAGATTTCAAGCTGCCCACGGCCGCTGAGTACGTCAGCAAGCTGTGCCAGGGCGGATCAGTCGCGCAAGAGTTCCTTGCAGGAATCCGCGCCGCAGCTCCCGACGTTACCACTGCTGACACGCCTGGCATCCTGCCGGAGCCGATTGTCGGCAGCGTCTACAACAATCTGGTCGGTCGTCGCCCGGTCATGGATGCCATCGGCGTGCGCGCAATGCCCGGCGGCGGCAAAGTGTTCCGTCGCCCCAAGGTCACCACTCACACCACGATCGGTTTGAGCAACGGCGAAAACCAGCCGCTCGACGCCGGCACCTACGTGGTGTCAAACAATGACGTCACAAAGGCTGTGTACGGCGGCTACGTCAAGCTCTCCGAAGAAGACATCGACTGGACCCAACCCGAAGTGTTGGCAGGCCTGCTCGATGACATGGCTCGCGAATACGGCAAGCAGACCGAAGACGCAGTCGAAGCCGCGCTCAAGGCCGGCATCACCACCACGCGCGCGGCATTTGACGTGACCGATCCGGCAGCATGGGCCGGTTGGATCTACGGCGCCTCGCAGACCATTTTGACCGCCAGCACGCACCTGCCCACGCACATGTTCGTGTCGCCGTCATTCTGGGGTGCACTTGGCTCACTCAGCGACACCGCTGACCGACCGCTGTTCCCACAGGTCGGCCCGATGAACGCATTCGGCAACGTCTCGCCCGGCACGCTGTCGGCCAACGCATTCGGCCTTTCGGTCGTCGTGTGCCCCTACGAGAGCGATTTCCTCGCCATCGGCGCGGCAGACGGCTTCGAGATCTACGAACAGCAAAAGGGCGCCATCCAAGTCGAGGCCACCGACGGCTCGCTGTCGCGCATCATCAAGTTCCGCGGCTATCTCGCGACGCTGATGATCGACGCCAGCAAGTTCGTTGAAATCGCCTAAGCCAGTTCCTTCCTCCAGGGACAGTCTGAACGATGGCGACGTACACGGTCACCCATAAACAGGTGACCGACAACGTCGCTGTCGTTCAGCTGCTAGAGCCACTGGAATTTGAAGTCGGCCAAAACATCACGCTGGCCGGTATCGGCGCAGGCTGGAATGCCACGCACAAGATTTTGGCGCTGCCCGAGTATTACTTCACCGGCGTCAGCACCCAGGGCGACTATGAGTACGACACGTCGCGCATCATCCCCAATCAAGTGCTGTTTGCGCTCACCACGGCCGACATCGAGCGCGCAGCCGCCACCGGCACAGCCACCTACTCAATCACGTGCACCTGGATTGCCCTGGGCGATCTCGAGGACTATCTGGGCTACACGTTCACCAATCCCAGCGCCGACTTGGACATTGCCAACATGGCCGTAGGCGCATCCAACGCATTCTGCTACCGTCGCAGGCAAGAGGCCGGGTACTGGGATTCGCCTACAACCGTGCCCGGCCTCGACTGCAAACTTGCCGCCACCCAATACGCCGCAATTCTGTACCGCGAAAAAGGCAGCGTAGAAGGCCTCGCCAGCTTTGATCCGTTGGCAGTCGGCGGCCCGGTCGCCGGCAACTACGGCCAGATTCTGCGTCTGCTCGGAGTCGGCAAGCCGCAGGTCGCCTGATGCCTGACACGCTTTTTAAGACCGGCTACGACCAGCTCGTCACCCGGCTAGGACAAATCACCGGGCTGCGAGTGTTTGATGATCCGCGCACGATTAACGTGCCGTGCGTCGTCGTGGAAGCGCCCAGCATGATGATGGCCACAAACGTCGTCGCAGACATGCAATTCCGCGTCGTAATCGTCGGCCAGGGCACTGGCGACAACCGCACGCTTGACCAGCTGCTTGATCTCGCAGACCTGGTGCGCGAGGCACAAATCGGCTTGACCGAAGCACGACCGACCACCATTGACTACGGCGGCCAGGCGTATCCGGCCTACGAGCTGACAATCAACACCAAAGTCGCGCCATAGGCGTACTAGAATGCCCACAGGCTTGCAGCAGCCTCCAATGACAGGAGATTCATCACATGGCCGTTGCAACCACGTACCTCGCAAGCCCGACGTTCCAGATCGGCGCCAGCCTGGCGACCGTCAAAGACCTGACCGACCAGTGCAAGTCAGTCGTTATCACCAAAGCGCGCGAGGCGCTTGACCAGTCGTCGTTCGGCGACACCGGCCGTCAGTTCACCGGCGGCCTTACCAACGTGACCGTCACTGCGACCCTGCTGATGGAATACAGCAGCACGCCCGGCACCTACGTCGATCTGACCGGCCTCGTCGGCGCGCGTTGCTACGTCGCGTGCAAAGCCCAGAACGGCGTCGCAATCAGCACCACCAACCCTGAGTTCCAGATCACTGGCGCCTACCTTGAGTCGGTTGACGTGCTGAACGGCACCGTAGGCGAGCTCAGCGAAATTGAAATCACGCTCGTTGGTGGCACGCTCGTCGAAGACGTGACCCCATGAAATTGACGATTCAGGTGTCGTTCAAGACACCTGCCGGGCAGCCGGTCAGCGAAACCGTCACCACAACGATTGCCACAGCTGCGGCGTGGGAGCGCAAGTTCAAGCGTCGCGCATCGGATCTTCAGGGCGGCATCGGCATTGATGACCTGATGTACATGGCTTGGCACGTGCTGAACGCACAGAAGCGTGAAGGCCGCGACTACGACGCTTGGCTGCAATCGGTGGAGGATTTCAGCGTCGTTGAGGTCGCGCAGGCAAACCCTACGGCAGCGGCAGTATCCGAAGACAGTTAGCCGAGCTTCTCTTGGCTACCGGGTACTGGCCGAGCGACATCGAGTTTGACATGGAAGACCTGGCGACCGTGCAACTGTTGGCCAAGAAACAACGAGACAAACGTGGCCGTTGATACCACCGTCACCATCGCAGGCGTCAAAGAGACATTGCGCGAGCTTCAGCAAATGGAGCCTGAGCTCGCCAAAGAAATCAAGCGCGACTTTAAGCAGATCGTTGATCCAATCGTTAAAGACGCAAAGGCAGGCGTGGTCGAATTGCCGCTGTCAGGCTTCGCACGCAACTGGAAGGCCGGCGTGCTGTTGCCCTGGAGCAAAAACGCCGTCAGCAAATCAATCATCGCCCGGTTCAGCAACCGACGCAAAGGCAACAGCCTCGCGGTGTTCAGTGTGACCATGAAAAGCCCGGCAGGCACGATCTTTGACATGGCAGGCCGAGGCAGCCGCAATCGGCTGGCCACAGCCTTGTCGCAGCTGTACGGTGCACCATCGCGGCTCATGTGGCCGACGTATGAGCGCAACGCCGACGCAGTAAACCAAAACCTTGAGCGCTTGACCGACAAAATCAGTGACGCAACGAATCGTAGACTGGTGCGCTAATGGCCGTAACAATCCCGATTATTTCCGAGTTCGATGGCAAAGGCATACAGAAAGCCGTAGCCGAGTTCAAGAATCTCGAAGGCGCAGGCGCTAAAGCCAAGTTTGCTCTCCAGAAGGCTGCCCTTCCGGCAGCTGCCGCAATCGGCGGCTTGGCGGTAGTGATTGGCGACGCCACAAAGGCGGCGATGGAAGACGCCAAAGCCCAAGAGCTGCTCGCCCAGGCCATTGAGAAAAACACGCTGGCCGGTGAAGCCAACGTGCGCGCAGCCGAGGCATACATCGAAAAAACGATGATGAGCGCGGCCGTCGCCGACGATCAATTACGCCCGGCACTCGCCACGCTCGTACAGACCACAGGCGACCTGACCTACAGCCAAGAACTGCTCAACACGGCGCTCGACATCTCGGCCGCCACCGGCACAGACCTGCAATCAGTCACCGACGCAGTGGCAAAGGCATACGCAGGCAACACCAAAGCCCTGGGCAACCTGGTGCCGTCAGTACGCGGTTTGATCAAAGACGGCGCATCACTTGACACCGTTATGCAGGCACTTAACGCCACAGTCGGCGGCGCTGCGACCGTTGCAGCCAACAGCGCCGAAGGCCAAATGAAACGCCTGCAACTGACCATCGGCGAAACCAAAGAAGCCATCGGCGCCGCATTCCTGCCAATCATTGCCCAGTTGCTGCCCTACTTGCAACGGTTTGCGCAATACGCTCAAAACAACAGCGAAACCATCGCCAAAGTCATGATTGCCGTAGGCGCGCTCGCTGGTGGCATTCTGGCGCTAAACGCCGCAATCAAGGTAATCACAATCAGCCAACTGGCGCTTAACCTTGCGATGGCAGCCAACCCAATCGGCCTGGTCGTCACGGCGGTCGCCCTGCTGGTCGTCGGATTTGGTGCCCTAGTCGCAGCCACAGGCGGCGTCAAAAACGCATTTGTCGCAATGGGCAATTTCATCATCGGCGTGTTTGAAAACATCGTCAACAGCTTTAACAACATGATCAACCTGATCATCAAAGCAATCAACATGCTGCCAGGCGTCAACATTCCGTTTGTGCCCAAGCTCGAGCTGCCACGCATCGGCGGCGGCGGCGGCACGGCGTCAGCAGCAGCCGGTGGCACCACCAGCGGCCCCGATTTTCTTGAGCGCACGTTTGGC